GCATAGTCTATTTTTTTATCAAGACCAGATGTATCCATACCTAAAGCTTTTCTTCTTGCTTTTTTATCGTACAGTTCTTTTAGATCATCTAAGTCATTACCGCTTGAACCAACTCCTTCGTTAGTATATCCAATAATCCTACCTCTTTTATTTTTGATAGGTTTACCTTTACTATCACCCGATCCTGATGTGCTATCACCTGCCTGAGCATCTTCTTCACCCTTTACACCGTTCATTGGTGTTCCTTCGGTCTTTGTTCCTTCACCTACTGGATCAGATTTAAAGAAAGATTTGTGAAGTAATGGTAGAGTATTCTTAAATCCAAATCCATCCATCAACCAAGCAACGTTGGGGATTTCTTTACCCATTAAGAGTCCCATAGGACCAAGCATTGCTTTTATAGCAAGTTTGGCACTATTATAGATTGTCTTTCTACCTACTAACCATTTTGGAATCCAATCAGGAGGATCTTTAGGAAAATCTGGTATTTTTATCTTTGGTATACCTTTATAAAATCTAGTGACTCTCTCCTTCATCCAATTGAAGATATTCTTAACCTGTCCTATAAATGCAGCAGCATCTTCTTTTAATTTTTTACCAGCTGCTTTCCAGTTTTGAGTTCCACCTTCTCCACCTTGGAATCCGAGATATAGTAAATTACCTACGTATTCACCAACCATTACACCAAGCCAACTACCAATACCTGGTAATAAGAATGATCCCAATGCACCACCGACACCTGCACCTGCAGTCTTGAATATAGTTGCTCCCCAAGGATCTCCCTGTAATCTTGAAAATACTGCTGTTAGTATAGTTCCAAAAATAGGTATCCTACCAAAAGTCTGATTGAATGCTTTACCGAGTAGTTTTACATTATTTTTTCCAAGAAACTTTAAAGCACCACGACCAAATCCTTTGCTTAATCCTTTACTGAAAATTTTACCTTTAGGTGCTCCCGAAGGACTTAAACCTGATGTAGGAGTTTGTGGAGGTTTGAATAAATTTGGTTTTTGACGAGCTGCTCTTAGTGTTTTGTTTAATGCTTGTTTATGAGTAAATCCTTCTGATCTATACTTGTTATATAATCTATTACCATTCTTACTTTTTAAAACATTTTTAGTTTTAAGTTTATTTGTATTTTTTATCTTTCCCTTGTCTATCTTTGTTTTTCCTTTACCATCACCCTTTCCTTTACCTTCCTGAGACCTATCACGATAAAAATCCATCCCCAACATACTGAGAATAGCATCCATAGTGCCAAATGGATTCAATAGTACAGTTAAACCTGCCAAACCCATTATAAGTTTACCTAATCCCTGCAACTTCTCGATAAAATTTTTCCCATTTATCATTTTGTCAAAAGGTTTAGCTATATTATCAATTAATAACCTTTTTCCAAATTTAATAAATGTTCCAAAAACATATTTTAAATTTTCTACAAATTCTTTACGTTTTGCCCTTTCTTGCTCATCACCAAACCAATTTTGCAGTTTTTTGATTTCTCTCAATGCAAATAGTCGAGTAAGAAATCCTACAACATTAATTAGAATTTTTTCAAGACCACCTAAGAGATCATCTTTTAGTCCTTGCCCAAAAGCTTTTTTAGTGCTATTTGTCTCTTTTGCCCTCTTTTTTAGATCTTTACCATTGAATAAATTTTGATTTTCTATCTCCTCTTCTCTTTCTTTATCCTTATCCCTCTTTGCTCTTCTACGTTCTGCTATTTCTACAAGTTTTTCGTTCCTTGCAGTTGCTTTGTATATCTTTTCAAGGTTATTAACAGTTTTTGCAAGTCCAGCTACTGAACCACCTAATCTATTAGTTGCTAAAAGTGTTGTACGAGCAGCACTATTCGAGGCAGATGCTGTTGAGGCAGCACTACCTGGATTAATGAACTTGTACATTTTGATTTTAGCCACTAGACTTTGCCTGTGAATCCCTCATACGTTTATCCTCTTCTTGGAGGAATTGGACTAATAAATTCATGTAAATTTCTTTTTCCCAAGGTAGCAAATTCTCGATATGGTCGATTTGCCACTTATGATGATGAATTAATGCAAAATTAGTCTCATAATAATTCTGCAAACTAGCGTGCATCAGGGCTAAGCGAAAAAACTTGCTAGACCCTCTAATGTTACTTCACTCTCAACTTTTGTTTTGGGATTAGTCACTTTTATCTTATGCTGTAGTTTAGGCATAGATTCAAAGAAATCTTGCACCTTTTTAAACTGCTCAGAAGTCATTTGATCTAAGAAACTTTGAATTTCTTCTTTTGGTAGATCTTTACAGTCATACACCTGTTCGGTGTCTGCGATAGATTCTATACATCCTGCTGCCATTTTAAAAACTTGATCAACTCCTGCATCTTCAGGTGTAAAGTTCATTTCAACAAAAACATCCAAACTTGGATATTTCATAGTCATAACGACAGAATCTGATAGTTTAATTTCCTTTTTATGTCCTTTTGTCTTAACGACTTTAATTTCATCTAAAGGAATAGATACCTCTACTTGAGTTTCTCCATCATCAGGGCATGTCACTGACACTTCAACAGATTCACCTACAGATTTAGTTCTAATTTGTAGAAAAACGAATTCAATGTCAAATGTTGATAATGATTCAACATCTTTAATATCGGTACATGCTTTAATAATATTCTTAATAGCAGTGATTAATTCTGCTTGTTCACCAGTTTCAGTTGCAATTAGTAGTATTTTCTCTTCTTTTACAAGAAAAGGTCTAAAATTCACTACTCTGTTATCAGAAGGAAGTTTAAGTTTAAACTTCGGAGTATTTAATACGGGAAGTGCCATAATAAAATATTTTCAGTTGTAATTATTTAGTTGAAAACCCTTAAGGGTCATTTTTTTGGGCGAATTTTTTTCGGGGTATTTTGGTAAAAAAAGTCTAAATTATATATGCGACTTACCAGTAACTATCATTATTGATAGGTCCTTTCTGGAATCCCATGCCATTTGCGTCCTGCGTAGGTGTATGTGCACCGTGTTGACTTAGTTGTACGTTGTTTCTTAGTGCAGGATTATCAACAATGAACTCTTTGTTATTACCATGTGAGTATAGTGGTCTATTGTAAAATCTATATCTCTCAAAGTTAAATGATACAGTCAGCGTCATGACTCTTGCTTCATTGTTATTCAACTGTACTGATCCAATGTTAGTAGGAAATACGTTTCTCAACTCCCACATACCATGACAACTATAAAATTTTGCTTGGTTTGCAATAGCATCTAGTGCTGTCTGTTTAATTGAAGGGTCTAACTTTAGGTAGTTTAAAAGATTATTATCAGCTACATTTGAACCACCAAATATACCTCCTAGTTTAGTCTGAACTTTTTGTACAAGAGGTGTAGCAAAATTCTGAACCTTTGCACCACCACCTCTTTCAAATTTGTATATTCTTACTCTTGGGCAGCAATATTGCTTATAAAAATGCACATATTGATTGGCATCATTATTCATCATTGTTATCCATCTCTCAAATATTGCTCTAGTTCTTTGAGTTCTTGGCATCTTAAATGTCATGTTGATCTGACTAAATGCATTACCAGTAGCATATTTGTATGCAGATCCTACGTTCATAATCTGAGCTGTAGTTACCTGTTTACTTGGAAGGTTAATAGAATCACAATAGTAATCTAATAATATTGCATCATCACCTGACTCCAACTTATCATTAAGCATTGGAGGACTAGCAAATTGCACAGTGTATATGTTAGTAAAAGAGAAGTCGCCTTTCTTCTTTCTACTGAAAGCCATGAACTCTTGAAATTTACTTGGAGTCACACCACCTGCACCAGGTATCCCAGTCATTTGCGTAGCCGCATATGCCTGTAAAACATCTTTTACTGCTCCAAATATTGCACTAAACATTAGACTTTGAGCTCCTTTTCTGTAATAATCATGAACTTATAACCATTATCTTCACAAACTTCACCAGCTGCTTTCCATTTAGCTTTGTTAACTGCCCAAGTTAAGACCTCACTAACATATGATTTAGTGATTTTCTTTTGTGTCTTAGGTTCTTTAGTTTGTTTAAATGGTTTTACTTCTACCATGTATTTCTTACCTTTAATTTTGACATAAAAATCTGGAAAATACTTATGTCTTTTCCCATCAACAGGACTAATATAAGGAATAGCAATCTCTTCACTACCCCATTCTTGGACGGAAGAATTACTTCTATCACACCAAAGCATAAACTTATGCTCCCATGATGACCTATAAATTATGTTGTTAGGATCACCTTTATACTTATTTGGATGTCTCGGAATATATTTTCCTTGTTTAAACCTCATAAATACATATGATATATGTAATATTATTTAGGCAAAAAGTTGAGCATTTATAGATATCCAGAACAACCTCCCGCACAAGATCAGGGTTACGGTTTAGCAGACGCTGAAACTGGTGCCATTGACTACCTTATGCTGCGTAGAGAAAGGTTTGACTATGATGCTACAAATGTACCTGCGTTTTATAATAGAGAACTACCTGGCAACAAAGCTACAGTAGTACAACATCCTGACAGATGTTATATTGCAATACCACCTGGCATACAAACCTCCTACGGTCCTGCATACAGAAGAGCAGACATTGGTGTTGCAGGTGTCACAGCAACAGGTATGTTAAATGGAAATGACAATGATTTTACAAAATTAGCACGTATGCTACAAGATGCAGCAGGTGCTGCACTACCTGAGTTTTCTACCAACATGGTATTACAAATGGTAAACGGATTCAATAACTTTGTAGGACTACAAGGTAATTTGGATCTTAATGCTATTGAAAATCTACAACAAGGTAGAATATTCAACCCATATAGTGAGCAAATATTTCAAGGTATGAGTTTTAGAACACATAACTTTGCATTCAAATTCTTTGCTCGTGATGCACAAGAATCAAAAACTATACAAAATATTATAGATTATGTAAAGATTGGATCACTACCAAGACTTCGTTCTGGTAATATGGGTAAAAAATATACTAATAACCAATCAACATTTAAGATTGATGGTAATGATAAAGTGACTTCTGTGACAAGAAAGGATGAGAAAAATTATAGAAATTTATGGCAAGATAATTTCTTTAAGAAATATAATGAGGGTTATGCTAAGAACAATAGATTTTTTGAGATACCTGATAGATTTCAATTAAGATTTGTCCGTTTTGGTGCAAACGCTACAGGAGGAATGAACAATCTAGGTGAAAGTACAAGAAGAGATTTGATGTTCAAGATTTATCCCTCAGTTTGTACTGGTATATCTGTAAACTACACACCAGATAATCAATACGTTGCTTTCAAGCAACCGATAGACGATGGAATCTCAGTTCCTTCAGTAGTTTTACAACTTAGTTTTACTGAGACAAGACTATTAACCGAAAATGACGTAGCAGTGGGGTACTAATGCAATACTTTTCTTTACTTCCAAATGTATTTGTTGGCGAGGGCATCACAGATGATGAACCCTATAGATATCGTCTGGTTAAAAATCTTTTTAGACGTACAAAGATTAGAGAAGACTTAGATCAATACATTACACTACTAGAAACAAGAATCATCCCTGATGGAATGAGACCAGAAGAGGTATCATTACAAGCTTTGGGTAGTCCATACTTAGATTGGATTCTTTTAATGGTAAATGAAATAACTGATGTGTATGAACAGTGGCCAAGAAGTGAAGAGAGATTACTTTCTTATGTACAAAACAAATATGATTTACCAGATGATGTACATCATTATGAAACTGTAGAAGCAAAATATAATGGTGTGATAGTATTGAATGAAGGTATAACAGTTAACGGTGATTGGAGAACTATATTGCCCGATGGGACTACACTAGGAGAGGAGCAATCAATATATCCTGTCTCAAATTATGAACATGAAAGATATCTTAATGATAAGAAAGCAGTGCTTAAAATACCTACCAATGCTGTTGTTCAATTCATTTTATCTGAGTTTGAAGAGTTAATCTCATATGAACCACATAAAGAATTAGATAAAGAAGGTAATAAGAAAACAGAATTGAGTGCTGCAGCAAGATTCTTAGAAAGTTCTGGTTATGTCACTGGTAGTGTTAACCTAGCAACAAGTATGGGAACTGTCACCTCATTTGATAATGGTCCTACTACAACAAGTGCTAATGTCGGAGTCGTAACTTCTACTACTACAACAGATACTACTACAACTACCACACCAGTAGGCACAGGAACTCAGGCAGCAGAGACTAACACATCATCGAGCAGCAGTACATATTCAAGTAGCAGTAGCAGTAGCAGTTCTTCTTCTAGTTCTTCATCAAGTAGCAGTAGTTCTTCATCATCAAGTTCTAGTTCCTCT